GTAAAGCCTTCCTTGATCGCCTCCCTGGTCGCCACACGCTGCGCGTGCATGGCGTACGCGGCGCCGCGGAACAGCACGTCTTCCGCTTTCAGCGCCCGCAGCGGCATTTCCATCGTGGCATCCACGACCGGGTTGACGCCGAAGCCCGCCCGCACTTTGGACAGGTCTGCCGCTTCGCGCGGATCGATGCCGGTCTTGAGCACGCGCAGCGCATTGGGTAGCTGCGCGTAGAACCCTGGCGACCAGGCTTTGACCATTGGCAGGAGCTCAGCCATATATGCCTGACGCTCGCCGCCAGTGACCGCAGCACGCGCGGCATCAATGCCGATCGCGGTCGCATGAACTGGCACTTCCACGACCGCTCGAGCCGTATTGCCACCCATGTTTGCGGCGTGGGTTATCGGCCCAGACAGGAGTCCTGCCAGGCGAATGATCGACGCCCGAGCCCAATTCGACGGCTTCGCCATGCCCTTCAGGAACTTGGCGGCAGCATCAGGAGCGGGATCAGCCATCGCCGCGACGAAGTTGCGAAGCATATCGGTCGTCACTTCGCGACCGCCGATCGCCTCGAGCAGCTTCTCTGCCTTGGCCTGCTGATTGCCGCGCCGCTGGAGCTCCTGGTCGAACGCTCGAGCCGCGTCCTTTTCGGCCTGCTTCGCGGCGATGTTGGCAACCTTGCGCTGCTGCTCGATGTAAAGCTGGCCGCGGAACGCAGTCCGCTTCGCCATCGCGTTCTCGAACTGCTTCGAGTCCCAAAACGCCATCGTCTCCCAGGTATCTTTGCGCTTGGCGAAATTGTCCTGCTCGGCTTTGAGCTCGGCGCGTAGCGCGCTCAGGAGCTCTTCGGGCGCCGAGCGGACCTTCGCCTTCCGGTTCGCCGCTGCCGCGGCGCGCTCCGCCTTGAGCCGATCGAACTCGGCGCCCTTCTCGTGCAGCGTCATGGCGTTGTACCGATCGAGCTCGGCGTACGCCTGGTCGATCTGCTCGAGGATGTTCTTCGGCGCTCCGTTGCGGCTGGCCTCCGCCTTGGCGGTCGTCGCTTCGCGCTCAAGTTCCCTGCCTTTGGCAAGGACGGTCGTCGCCCTGGCCGCTGCTCTACGAGCCTGCTGCGCGGTCTGCTGCGCCGCCTTGCGCTCGTTCGCCGCGGTGATATCCGACGCTAGCGTCCGATCGAAGCGTTGCTTCAGCGCATTCAGCGTGCGCCCCGCGGTCGTTCTGCCACCCCTGGCGACGGCGAGAATCTTGTTCGCGTCGGCGAGCGTGCCTGCCGAGAACACGAGCTCTTCGGGAGACAGGTTGTCCACGCCGCCTTTGGCGATGATCGCCTCCGCCGTGTCCATCATCCGACCCGCTTGCTCGACCGCCGCTGCCTGAAGTGCCATCAACTCTTCGGGGTTGAAGCCCTGGCCGATCTTGGTCTTGTTCCAGTCCTGGACGGTCATGCCGACGCGCTTCGCCAGGTCGTTGCGGAGCGAGTCCATGCTGATCACGCCCTGCCGATAGGCTTCAAACAGGTCGGGGTTGTCTTCCGCGGCCTGTCGAATCTGCGCCGCTATCTCAGGCTCGCCCTCGAGCAGCGCGTCCAGGTTGGGCATGTTCGCCGCGGTACGCGCCGACGGCGGCGTTTCTGTGGCGCGTTTAATCGCCTCGCTCGAGACCAGCGCCGTCGCGCGCACGCGACCGAACTCGCCGCTGACTGTGCCGACGCCAGAGCGAATCGTGCCGCGGCCCTTCGACAGCACGATTTCCTGCGCCAACCGAGCGCCCTCGTCCATACCGCCCTGCGCCTCTCCTGGCGTGACCGGCTCTGGCGCACCTGTATCGAACGGCAGCGGTTCAGGCGCAGCGGCTCGAGCCGCCTCTTCGGCGCCCTGGACGCGCACCAGGTTCGGCTCGGCGGGCGCGTTGGTCATCTGATCGTAGGCGCTGGTTATGTCCTGGATTTCGCGGTCCAGTCTGGTCCGCTCGGCGCGGAGCTCGGCGGGGCTTAGCTCGCGCTGGCGCAGCTTGGGAATGTCGGTGATGCCGCTCTCGCGCAGCACGTCGCGGACCTCGCCCGAGCCCTGCTCGAGACCAACGCGGTCGTACCAACCCTCTTCGTAGGGGCTCGCTCCTGCACGGCGGGCAATCTCGGCGACCTGGAGATTGGTCAGACCGCCTGCCCACCGCGGGCGCTCGATCTTCTGACCGGGGTTGCGGATCGCTTCATCGATCGCGTCACGGCGGTTCTGGACGTCCTGCATCCGCTGCTCGAGCTCGCCGCCGTAGTCGAACATCTCGTCGGGCGTCATCGGCGTTTCGTTGGGCTGCGCCTCGCGCAGCGCGTAGGGATTCGAGTGGACTTCCTCGAGCGAGCGCGGCTCGCGACCACCCACGGTCGTAGGACGCTCTGTAGGGCCTCCAGGAGGCTCCTGTGTCGTCGCTCTGAGCTCTGGCCCCTGTCGGGCCTCCGGCGCGCGAAACCCCTCAGATTCGCGTCCTGCGCGCTCCAGCGCGGGTCTGAGCCCGCCGCGGGTTATGGCTGCGGTTCCGAGTAACCCTGCGGTAGCTCCGAGCCCGATGTTGCGGAGCCGTTCCTCTGGACTGGCTGACTCGGGGGTGGCGACGTTTCCGGCATAGCCACCGGCGACGGCGCCTCCGACATTGAGGGTGAACGGAAGGTAGGACTCGCCCCGTTGCCGACCGCGGACGACGGCGGGCGGTCCGCGTTGCGCGGGAACAGCACCCAGGCCCCGCTGGAGTAGATCGGATCGTTCGGCGGAAGTGGGCGCAAAGGTCGGCGCGAGCTCGGCGCTGGTGGCGGCGTAGGCTGATCTTGGAACGTCACTGGTCCTCCCGGTATACGTCCCGACCTGGTCTTCGGGGAAGCCGATCGAGATAGCCGCGTCCTGGACGGCATTCAACGTGCGCGTGTCTCCCACTCGTTCAAGTGGCACCTGAAGCGACCGCTTACCCGTTCCGACGATCGACGTGATGCCCATGTTGTCAAGCGCAGCTTGAAGTCGCCCGACCTGGTCGGGCGTGCCGCGGGCGCCGACGCCGACTATGTCGCCCGCACGGTAATCGGGCACATGGATGCGGACGCGCTCAGCGTTGCTCGCCTGCCCCACCTGAGCCGCCACATACCGTGCCGTGTCCTCATTACCAGCAGGTAGGTGAACCGCGTACTCGTCCGGCGCGACCGGAACGACACGGTGAGACGCCTCGAGCCAGGGGAAGATGCCACGCTGCGGATCGTAGCCAAGCCGCTCCGCGGTGGCCTGGTCAAGCCCCTGCACGAGCGGCGCCGACGCCTCCGCGTACGGACGCTGCTCTTCGCGGAAGGCCAGGTTCGACGGCTTCGCCGCGGGACTCGTTTTCGAGGATCGACCAAGCCGCTTGCCGCGGTACGTGCGCTCCACGCCGCTGATACCGAGCTCGGGCGGCAGCGGGTCTTTCAGGTACTGGCCGTACTGCTCGAGCGCCCTGCGGACCGGCATCGAGTCCATGACCTGTTTGACGTCGCCCGAGAACTCCATGTCGGGATTGACCGCGCGGAACAGGTCGCGCTGCTTGCCGAGCTCGATCGCGTCGCGGAAGTGGCCTTGCTGCCAAAGTCGTAAGACTTCAGGATCGCGCTGGATCGAGCGCATCCCGTCCCACAGTCCCGACTGCATCGCGTAACCGTCGACACCGTACTCACGCGCGAGCTCGCCGATGACCGACTCGGTGCCGCGGTAGGCACGGTCGTTGTTGGCGACGTTCTGCTCGTGCGGGCGGTCGATGAACCACTCCATCTCGCCTGTTCGCTGGTTTTTGCGGAGCGACGGAATCTCGTCCGCGGAGACGTTCATCAGCCGCCAGTTGTGCAGATCGTTGGTGATGCGCGGGTCGAAGAAACGCCCTTCGGCGCTCGTGTAGTTACCCGCGAAGCTGGACGTCTTGGCGCCGCTGGTAACTGGCGCACCACCCGTCGAATAGCCCTCGATCTGGCTGTTGCGTTTGGCGTTGACCGCCTTGCCGGTGATCGGGTTCTGCTTCGGGTCGGCGATGGCATCCAGGATGTTCTGGCGAATCTCGCTCGCCGAGAGACCAGCAGCGCGACCTTCCCTGGCAACTTTGCGAACCAGCCCCGCGGCCTGGATCGACTCGGCGACCTGGCTGTTGACCCTGGTCAGGATGCTGTTGATCGCGTTCAGCGTGAAGAACTCGCCGGTGTTGTCGGGACCGACGATGTTCGCCGCCTCGTCGCCCTGGTCGGTATAGAACGACCGCTTGTGCTGGTTGGCCTCCCACAGCGCCCGCAGATCATCGGTATGCGGCATCCCGCCGGGATTGAGCTTGACCATGCCCTCCTGCTGCGCTTCGAGCGGATCGGCGGTAAACGGCAGGATGTCCTTCGGCACCGTGTTCAGGTCGATGTGAGCGCGGTTGTCGGGCGCTGCCTCGCGGCTCTGCCGCGCTAACGCCTCGAAGCCCGCCTCTGGCGCACCCGCGGGCAGATACGTCGGTAAACGCTGCACGCCGGCAACTGGCCGTTCGGGCGGCGCCGACGGCTCCCTGGTGACGTTGGGCAGCATCAGCGGCTCGACAATCCGATCGGGAGGCCGCGGCGGCGTAGGCCGTTCGGTTGGCTCGCCGGTAGTGATCAAGCCCAGGTCGACCTCGCCGCGCTGCCGAGCGCGCAGGAGCTCGGGCAGACGCTCGAGCGTGGGGCGCAGCACCTTCGCCAGCGCGTCGCGTACCGGCGGCGTGGTGACGTCCATCAGACCGCCGAGCGCGGCGCCCGACGCAAACGCCTGGACCTTCGACTCGAGCGTAGAGTCTGGACGCTCGGCGTCAAACAGCAGGTTCTGCACGCCGTTCGCCAGCGCGCCGCTGGTCAGCCGCTCGGCGACGCCCGAGACGAACCTGGTCGCTTCTGGCGTGAGCACGCGACCAGCCTGCTGCGCGATGGTCTCGCCGAGCCCGGCGCCGATCGCGCGACCAGCGCCGAAGGTCGGCCCGAAGGTCAGCACCTGGAGCGGATCGGTGAGTTGCTGCGCGATACCCGACGTCAGCCCGCCGACCAGGAGCACGTCTCGAGCGGGGTTGTTGTCTTCGATCCACTTGTTCTTGGCCGACTGCTGCGCCTGGTACTGGTCCCAGGTAATGCCCATCGACGGGTTGGCGAAGACGTTCCAGATACCGCCTGCAACGATGCCCGGCAGCGAACCAGGCAGGTTCTGCACCTGCTCGGTTGCGCGGCGGTTTGACTCTTCGTTCAGCCGTTGGATTTCGGCGAGTTGCTGCTGTTGGCGAGCTTGCGCTTGCTCGGGCGTGCCGTACGCCTGCTGGTACAGGCTCTGCGCGCCGGAGCCAATGTCGCTGAACGTCTGGCCGATCGCCTGCCGCGCTGGTGCGCCTTCGGCGAGCGGCGGCTTGTTGACCTGAATAAGCTGGTTTCGCAGCGCGTCAAGCTGGTCTTGCAGGCCCTGAAGCTGCGCCATCGGCGACTGCGCTTCGGGCGTGTTCGAGACGATCGGCGGCTTCGCCTGCGGCGCGGTCTGATCGCCGACGTACATCGGCGGCGGATTGCCCTGATCCTCGCCGAGCGGACCAGCGCCGCCGTACTTCTGGAGGTTGTTCTGAAACGTGTTGACGTACTGGTTACCGCTGGTGCCCGTCGCGTCTCGAGCGCCGGTGATGTTGCCCTGGTTGTCGATCGCGCCGAAGTACGCTGCCGCTGCTTTGTCCCAGGAGCCCCACCGCGAGAAGTTGTCGCGCAGAATCTCGGCGCCGCGGGTGATGTTGGTGAGTGGATCGAACGGGTCTTCGCCGGGTTTGAACCACGAGCGCAGCACCTGCATGAAGCCGAGCGCGCCCGCCGAGCTCTCCGAGCGCGGACCACCGTTCTCGGTATCCATGATCGCCGAGATGACCGCCTGCGGGACGCCCGTCGATTGTGCCGCCTTGGTAATCGCGTCCCACTGGCCGCGGACGCGGTCGCTCGCACCCTGGACGGCTTGCCCGACTACATTCTGAGCAGTGGTGGTCACCTGCGTCGCGGCGTTCGCGACGGCTCCTTGCGGACCGCCGGTGGGCTGGCGTGTGCCAGCTTCGTACGGCCTGGGATCGATCAACTGATCGAGCGGGTCGCCCGAAGCCTCGTTCTTGCGGACCTCGTAGTGCAGGTGGGGCGAGCCCTCCGTGCCCGACTCGCCCATCGTCGCTATCTGCGTACCCCGATCAACGTGCTGCCCGACCTGGACATTGGCCGAGTTGAGATGCATGTACGCGTGCGTCAGTCCGTCGGCGTCCTTGACGTAGACGATCAAACCGCCGGCACCGCCCGGGTCGCGGAACACGTTGGTGACCGTGCCTGGCGCGAAAGCGTCGACTTCGGTGCCGATGCCCTGGCCGTTGCTCGGCACCAGGTCGACACCGCGGTGCGGCGTGCCCGTCCGATAGTCGCCGGTGTATGTTGCGCCGAAGTCGAATTGCGTCTTCCACTTCGAGCCGAGCCGCTGGTCGCTGGCAGTGGCGGGTTCCTCAGAGTGCGGCATCGCCGCAGGCTGCGGCGCCACGCCTGCTACATCCGCTGGCTGCGCTACACCTGGCTGCGTCTGTTGCGGTTGCTGAAGCTGCGTCGCGTAGTCGGATAGCTGCTGCTGAACGGCGGCTTGCTGTTGCTGACGCTGCTGCTCGGCGAGCCGCTGCGCCTCCTGCTGCGCGTTGTACTGCTGCGTCGCGTAGTCGCTGAGCAGGTTCTGGACGTCCTGAAGCTTGGCACGACCGGCGCGCTGCAAGTCCTCGAGCGTGTCTCCAACTTGTTGGCCTACTCCCTGGCCGGTCTGCTGGAGCCCTCGAGCGTAGTTCTGGAGTTGATCCTCGATCGAGCTTTGCAGGTCGTCCTTGAGGATCGTCCCGACCACGCTACATCGTCCCTGGCGCTATGCCTGGAAGCGGCATCTGCGTCATCGGCCCTGGTGCTGGCGAAGGTAACGCCGCGGGCGCGGGCGCCGCAGCGACGAGAGGCATACCCGCGCCTTGGGGTGCCGCGGCTCCAGGAGGGGGAGACGGCATCGACTGTGCGGCGTTCTGAAGTGCTGCTTGCTGGAGCGCGCCGGCCACCTGCTCCTGGTCGCCGACTGGCTGCATGGGTTTGTTGTTCCGACCCATCGGCGGATCGGCGACACCGATGCGGTCGGTCACGTCGAGGAACTGCTGCGGGTCGCGCTGCGCCTCGCTCATCAACCAGGTTCGATCGTTGCGCGCGTACGCATCGCGGAAAATCTGGTCGATTTCCTGGTTCGACACCGTCGCCATGTCGGGGTGGCGGGCGTTGTTGCCGAACACGCCGTCGGCGATGGGCTGCGCGTCGCGCTTGATTTCGTTGGCAATCTCGTACTGCATCTGCTGAATTTCGCCGCGTTTGGTGTACCTGGTCGGCACGTCAGTGGACTCCGAAACGTTCCTCGCGCTCGTCTTCCCAGGCTCGAATCTCACGCATGAAACGCGACCAGCCCCACGCTATCGCCAGCGCGATACTGAGCCACGCGCCCAGGATCAACAGCCACATCATGCTCGTTTTGGGAACCTCGTCCATCGCACACAACCGTGCCACCACGCGTTCCACTTGATCCAGTCCAGGAGCGTGTAACGATGCCGCTGCGCGGTCACATGCCCATCCCACCGGCCTGCGCCGCGCCCTGGACGACGTTGGGATATGACGGCGGAGCGACGCCGGCCCCGTTCGGAGCCTGCGCCAGCGCGCCCAGGTCGGGCACCCCGCCGAGCCCAGGCCCGCCGCCCTCGAACACACCCGGCTGCGGCTGACCAGGTTGTGCAGTGCCTGGCGGCAGACCGGGCTGGACCGTGCCGAACTGCGCTCGAGCCATCGCCTGCTGCGCCTTCTGGAGCATGTCGCCCCGACCAGCCAGCATGAAGACCTCGTTGTACAGCCACTTCTTGTACGCATCGCTCTGGCGAATCTCGTCGCGAGCGATGCTGCGCCGAATCTCGTCCGGGTTATCGCCCATGTACGAGACCGCCTCGTCCTTACCCCACGTTCCCGCGGCAAGCCGCTCGTGCGCGTAGCGCGCCATGATCATCTCGTCCGTCGGCAGTTGCGCCTGGACTTCCCAGGCAATGTGCATCGGACGCTCGAGGTCTTTGGGACCGAAGCCGATGAACTCCGCCTTGGCCTGCTCCGACGCCGACGCCGCCGAGTCGCCACCGTAGAACACCCACACCTTCTCGCCGGCGTGCTCGCGGATGAGCGCCCACATCTTCTCGGTCTGCCCTTTGAGCAGCGCCTCGAGACCGTGCCTGACCGGGCCGATCCTGGTGCGCGTGTACTGCAAGACCTGGCTGATCGCGAAGCCGGCGCCTTCCATGCCCGACAGCGTGGTCACGCGTGGCGATTCCAGGTCGCGGATCGCACCGTCGATCAACGCCATGTGCTTCTCGAGCGTGGCCGCGTCGGGGTACTGAATCCTGGCGAGTTGCCTGCCCGGAGGCAGGTTCAGAATCTCGCCCGGGTGAACGCTCGTGTCGGGTTCCTTCGGTAGCCCGTTCTCGCCGATCACGCCCGCCGCGGGCGTGTCGCCGTACGTCACCAGCGGGCTCAGGAGGTCTCGAGCGACATATTGGGCGTGCATCGCGCGGAGGTACTGGCGGTACTTGACCAGCCACAGCTTGGTACGTCCGATCGACCAGCCGACCTTACGATTGCGCCAGTGGCTCATCGTCAGTCCCGGTGCATAGTCGTATGGGACGCCGAACGGATAGCGGTGGCGGTACTGCTTCACGATGTAGCCGGTACCTTCCTGGTTGTAGTTGCGACCAACCACGGCCCAGGTCGCCCATTCCTCATCCCAATGCTCGTAAAGCTGGACCGACGAGTTAGCCAGCCGTGAGGCTTCGATGATGTTGGTTGCCTGGCCGAGCTCTTCAGGAACGATGTTGCCGTCACCGTCTCGACCGAGACGGTAGCGCCGAAACGCAAAGCGCGTCGGCATCTGCGCCGTTTCGAGCACTTCGCAGAGCTCGCCCATCGACCACTGCGGGTAGACGTTCCGCGGGTCGACGTAGGCCCACACAAACGGCGGGCCAGCCTGCTTCTTGGCGTCTTCTGTGGCCTGGTCGTAGCTCTTGTAATCCGCCGCGGTCGCCTTCCCGTTCGGGCTCGGAATCGAGTACCGCGTCGCCCACAGGTCGCTGGCCCACAGCATCTTCGACCAGCCGCCGCCATCGTTCAGGCACGCGTCAGCGACCTGGTTCATCGTGTCCTGACCGGGCGTCCTGGTGCCGCACTGCCACAGCGATTCTTCGGTGAAGTGCTCGAGCTTGGATGCCACGGTCTGCGCCGTGTCACCTTCGCCGCCGACGATCGACAGCCGCGGCCTGTCAAGCGTCAGGATGGCGGTCTGCTGGAACGCCTCTTCGGTAATGTCGGGGTCGCGCGGATCGACGTTGACCAGGATGTAGTCCTTGTCGGCCTCCGCCATCGCCGGCGTCCGCATCTCGCGCTGGTCGCGGAACGTGTCAATGTCCTGGTCCTGCTGCAAGTACAGGTCGCCGAGCTCGGTACCGAGCGACAGCAGGTACTGCGAGTCGGGCGCCTTCAGCGAGTCAGCCATCAGCGCCTCGAGCTTGCGAAGCCGTAATGCGACCTGGACTGCGGCGCTGCGCGCTCGTGCTGCGAGCCAAGGTAGGCGAGGCTAAGCGCAGTGACGCAGTCATCGTGCATCCCTGGCGGTGCACTGTATCTCAACATTCCCGTAACGGACACCTTCGCCTCGTACGCCAGGAGCTCGCCGGCCTGGACCTGGTCGTTCAGCAGCGTGACGTGGCCCTGCTCGATACCGAGCGACAGCGCCTGGATCGCCGCGGCTTTGCTCGCGTTGGTTGCCGTCCAGCCGTAGACCGGCAGCGGTTGCCGCGGAGCACCGATCAACCTGGCGTAGCCGCGCTGGAGCCGCTCCACGAGCGGCGAGCCCATGCTGTTGGCCTCCGCCACGATCGTCAGCGGGTGGAAGACCTCCGCCAGCTTGTGCAGCCGCTCGGTCTGGAACTCCCACTCGACCTGGCTGTAGCGGTCAATGACGCGCTGCTCCATCAGCGTCGCATCGATCACCGTGACGACCGTGTAGTCGTTGCTGCGCCCCCAATCCACGCCGAAGACGTGAACGTGCCCGCGAGTCGGACCCTGCGGCTTCAGTCTCGAGACCGCGCCAACGCCGCGGAACACGCCCGCACCTTCGACTTGCAGGAAGCGCGCCTCGAACTCCTGCGCGTAGTCGCGCTCGGGCATCTCTCGGCGTGCCGCCGCCAACTCGTCCTGGTTGATGTGCGGGTTGACCGACGTCGGCATCTGCCACGACTGCCAGTCAGTCTCGAGCTCGTCCTGACCGCGCTGGTAGAGCACGTAGAAGTCGTTGAGTCCACGAGGCGTGGAAAGCCACCAGCTTTCGCCGGCGAAGTCAGCGAGCGTTGGCCTCAGCGCCTGGTTCCAGATATCGAGCAGGTTGGGCACCATCGCCGCCTCATCGACCACGATGCGCTTGTACTTACGACCGCGGGCAGGGTCGCCGGTATCCATTGACCAGCACTCGATCGTGCCGCCGCCGTAGAGCTCGAGCCGATGCTCCTGCTCGCTCTTGAGTGTGACGACGGGGCCGAGAATGCGCTTGAGCTCGCGCCAGCTTTCTTCCAGGAGCTTGTACGTCGGCCCGAACCAGCCGGCTGGTTGCCCGTCCAACGCCGTCCTGACGACGAGCTCGTGACCCATCGTTGACTTTCCGCTTCTGCGGCCTAGCGCGACGACGTTGTGTCGCCTCGCCTCACGTCGAATCTGCGCCTGAGCAGCGTGAGGTCTCGGTAGTGTGACCTGGAAATTGGGCACTTGACAGGCTCAGCGTGGTGGATTACAGTAGTCCATCATGACCTCACGACGCTGCTTCGCCTGCCGCATCCGACTAACTGGCACCTACTGGCTGTGCGGCCTTACCCGCCTCTGCACCGACTGCGCCGACCGCCTGGTTGTCACTCACCCCGACCACGCTCCTCTCCGAAAGATTGAGGCCAAGTGATGGAACAGCTTTCCATGTTCGATACCGTTCACGGCGTCGCCCTCGCCAACGCTGACGAGTGGCCGACTCAATACCGCCAGGACTCGCACGGCTTCTACGTGGTGACCGCGCGCTACCCCGGCGTCGGAACGCTCCAGGCTCGTCACCGCTTCCTATGGGAGGCTACCTGCGAGGTTCGCCGCCAGATCGCCGTTCGTCAGCAGGTTGCTCGAGCCCTAGCCGCGGCGCCGTCGTCAATGTTCTGACCCGTTCTCTCGACCGTTAGCTTGACCGCCCTCCGGGGCGGTTTCTTTTTGCCCTGGTAAGGCGTAGGTCACGTCGATGGTGTTGTCGGCGACGACGCGCTTCGCCTCCTGGACGACGTCCGCGTAGGCCACGGTAACCGTGATGTTGTTGTCGACCGTCACGTCCTGACGCGCCACGATGCCAGCCCGATCGAGGATCGACTCTGCTGCTTTTAGCTGAACGGCGTGCGTCTCGCCTCTGAGCATGATCGTTCGCAGCTTGCTGATGCTCGGCATCACGAGCTCGTCCAGGCGCTTCGCCGCAGCGTCCTTGACGTGCCGCGTACTCCCACCGTGTGAACGACAGACACGAGCCCCGCGGATGACCGGTGCCTTGCACGGTGTGCCGTCCGATTTCTTGGCCCGGCAGACCAGCCAACCTACGGAACCGCTCATGCTCAGCCCGATGCGTAGCTAGCTGCTTGCCCGGCTCCGCTGAGCTTCAGCTTGCTTCGCTTTGGCGTGGCGCAGACGTGGCCGTGGCCGAAGGGTGCTCCGCACTCGAGGCACGTCCCATGACCGCGCGTGCAGTCGTAGCGGCCTTCGGCTACCGCCTCGGCGATTTCTTCGGCGACGAACTCGAGCGTCTCCAGGTCGCGGTCGAAGTCGCGCCTCGTCTTCCAGACTCGGTCGAAGGTGTTGAGCTCACCCGTCGTTCGCGACAGCACCAGGTACCGGAATGTGGGAATCACGTCGTACGCCCTCACGTAGGCCCAACTGTACAGCAGCGGTTGCCACGTCTCCTTGCCGGCTCTGGTTTCGCTCCACGATCCCACCGTCGTCTTGAAGTCCCACACCACCGCACCGTGCTGCGACCACGGCGGCGACCACAGATCGACCGCGCCAACGACCGGCCAGTCCAGACCGCCCCAACTCGTAGGAATCGTGATCCTTCGCTCGCTCCGCGACTCGCCATCACGGTTCAGGCCCAGGTAATTCACCTGGTCGATCATGCGTAAACCCTCGAGGTACAGCGTGCCGTCGACGGTCACGTCGACTTCGGCGAGCCGCGCCCGCATCGAGTCGAACTCCCTGAAGTAACGCGACCGTGCCTCTTCCAGCCGAGCGTTAGCGAGGCTCGCTCCGCTCGCCAAGTGGCCGTCGGCGCAGCCGTTACGGCACACGCCCCGGTGCCCCTGGTGGAGTGCCTCCAGAGCAGTGTGCACGCTATGCCCGAACAGCATAGCCAAGCTTGGCTCGGACGCAAGGCCGTTGATGTAGCGGTCCTGGAAGGCCCTGGGGCATTGCTCGAACAGCATGAACCTGGACGCAGACCAGTGATGTGTGACGGGAAGTAGGACGTTATCGACCGGCATCCCAACGTTCCTCCAAATTGCTGGCGATGCGCTCGAGCGCCTCAGCGAGACGTTCCAGCAAGGCGAGCTCACGTTCCTTCAACTCGCGCATCATCTTCTCGGTCGGCGATTCAACGTAGATCGGCATTGCGTTTGTCCTCGTCCGAGTAGCTCGGCACGGTTACGGGGTCGACCCTGACGACGACGCCCTCGACCAGCGGCTGCATCGCCGCGACCATGTTCGAGACCAGCCACTGACCGACCAGGTCGGCCTCGCCGACGTCGCATTCGGCGATGAGCTCGTCGTGAACCATCATCACCAGCCTTGCCGAAGGCACGGCCTCGCGCGTCTCGTACAGGCGCTTCAGCGCCAGCTTGAAGCCATGCGCCTCAGCCATCTGCACCGGCGTGTTGGCCTTGACGTTGTTCGAGAAAATCGCCAGACGCCTCCTACCGGAGCCAGTGAAGTCGATGACCTCCGCTTCGGTGCCCCACTCCCCCAGGCCGCGGTGCCACTTACGGATGCCCGGGTAGGTCGACATGAACTTGCGACGGTAGGCGAGAGCTTGCTCGTCGCTCAGGATGATGCCGTTCTTGCGCTGCTCTCGACGGAACGTCTCAGCACCGGCGCCGAACAGGAACCCGAAGTTGATCGCCTTGGCCTCCTGGCGCGTACAGCCCACCGCTTGCGCGGTCGCGGTATGCACGTCGCCGCCGGGCGTGTTCAGGATGCGCTTCATCGTCGGATCGTCCGACAGCCACGCCGCAATGACGATTTGCAGTTGCGAGTAGTCGGCGCGGACGAACACGCGACCTGGTCCTGGCCGTATGGCGCTACGCGCGAGCGTCTCGTGCGGTAGCTGCTGGAGGTTCGGCTCAGAGCAGCTTGTACGGCCCGTCTGTGCGCCGATCGGATTGAACGACGCATAGATGCGCCCGTCGTCGGCGACGCACGCCAGCGTCTTCTGGAGCAGTCCCAGACACGTCCCCGCCGAGCGGTACTTCAGCAGCGCGTCGACAATCGGATCGTCCGACTGCGCCTCCATCAGCGCGTCGACTCCCGTCGAGTAGACGTCGAGGCCGCGCTCCTGGAGGATCGGCAGCACCTGCGCCGGTGAACGCCAGTTCGTTTCCGTTCCGACCGCGGCGATGGCATTGAGCTCCTGGAGACGATCGTCCATCAGCGTCTCCTGTTGCGCGATAGCGTCCTTGAGCATGGTTCGATCGCACGGCACGCCCGCGGATGCGAGCCACCAGGTCGCGGCCTGGACGTCCTGCTCGAGCGACAGGCAGTAGCTCAGCGAGTCGACGTCTGCGTCAGCGAGCAGCTTCGCCTCGAGCGCATCCGCGGCAGCGAACGTGACGCGCGCGTCTTCCGCGGCGTAGGCCAGCTTCGCGTGCCGAAGGTCCGGCGCATCCCACCCACGCTTCTGCTCGGCCTTGTCGACGTGCTCAGCGAGATGCCGCTTCGCGATGCCCTGGAGCCGATAGTCGGTCCAGTCTTCCTTCGACTCGAGCACCATCGACATGGTCTTGACGTCCACGATCTTGCTCGGGTCGACCGCAATGCCGCGCGTCGCCAGGAACGCCAGGTCGAACAGGTACGTGTGCATCCTGACGCTGCCGACCTTGTCGAGGTAACGCTGGAGCGGCGACAGGTCGGTCATCTTCCACGAGTCGATGACCAGGTGGGTCACGCCGTCGGACAGGTTGATCGTCCGCATCCGCTGGTGATGCGCCGACAGGCCGGTTGTCTCCGTGTCCAACGCGCACGCCGCGGTGCTCAGCGTGGCGAGGTACTGCGGCAGCTTGTACGTCTCGGTGATCGCGACGTACTCGAGCGTCGGCGCCGTGGCGTCAGCCGCCTCGAGCCGAGCGAGCTCGCGCGCCGCCTTTTCTTCAGCCCGTTTCGCGACCGCTTCGGGGCTCGGTTCCTTGTGGGTGGTTCCCCGACCCCTCCCCTTAAGGGGAGTAGGTAGGTCGGTACCACCTGGTTCTTTTTCGGGTTCGGGCTCAACCCCCGTAGGGGGTTGCTGTTCAGGTGGTTCCACTGGTTCCAAATCGGCTGGTACCACCTGGTGAGTGATGTGCGCGGTCAGCGGCTCGTCGGTCCAGTAGACCTCTGCTTGACCGCGCTGCGCGTGATGGAGGTCACCGCGCAGCCCCATCTCCTTGAGCTCGCGCTGGATACCGGCACGGTTGCCCTTCGTCGCCATCGTTACCTGGTTGGTCGACATGGCGCGGTCGAAGTCGAACGCCTTGTGCGTGACCAGCGTCGCCTGAATCTTCTCGGCAAGTCGCTCTTCTTTGGTCTGCACCACGCCGAGCGCGGTGTACCGCTCGGTTTCCTTGTCGAACTCCAGAACCAGCGGCTCGGTCATGCTCAGCCGCGAGCGACTCTTCAGCACGCGCAAGTTGCTGGTGTCCTCGTCGCCCTTGTACGGCTCAAGCTGAAGCAGAATGTCGCAGTAACCGCTGATGGCGCTCGAGCCGCGACCCGCGTCGCCGACCTCGCCTCCCGACTTACGGCTATGCCGAAGAATGCCGACCGCGAAACCAGCCGCGGCGAGGCGTCGAACGTGGTGCATTTCTGTCGCAGCTTTACCGGCGTGGTCTTCCTCGTCCAGCCCGGCGATGATCGACAGCGTGTCCAGGATGACGACGTCAACCTGATCCGCGGTCGCATGTTCGATGAGCTCGTCTATCTGTTTGCTGAACGGTCCTGGCAGCGTCTCGTAGTCGAAGACGGTGTAGAAGGCGTCCTGCTCGACCAGGTCGTTCAGCCCGTAGCGCCGCATCGCCTCCAGAAAGGTGCTCTCGCCCTCTTCGGTGACGTACGCCACGCGGAACGGACCGCTCACGATACGACCGCAGTAGAGCTCGTCACCGGCGATACCAGCGCGCAGCCCGCCCAGGACGAAGGTGGTCTTACCGACCTTGACCTTGGCGACCACTTCAGTGATCAACGTGCGCCCGAAGATGCCCTCGATCAGCCAGTCCACCGCGGGCGGGCGCATCGCCAGCGTTTCTGAGTGGTTCCGCCACCTGATCAAGCCGCCGGAACCTCTACCCCCGAAGGGGGTAGCCTCTTGCGCGCCAGGTGGTTCCCCGGTTCCAACCCCTATGTTCGGTACCGCGGAACCACCTGCGCCAGACAGCTTCGCCGTCAGCGGCGGCGTGCCGTAGCGCAGCGCGATTTCGCGGTAGCGCCTCGAGGCATCGCGCCTGGTCGCGTACTTGTTCAGTCCGAGCGTCACGTCACGCTCCGCCAGGACGCTGGCGATGACCTCGACGTCGGTGCAGCCGGCCATGCTCAGCATCCTGGCAATGTCGACCAGCATATTGCTGCGGTCGCCTGCCACCTGGCCGTTCCAGATCGCCCACTGATCGCCGAACAAATCGACCGGCGGCACGTCGGTGCCAGCGGGCACGACCGCCTCGTCGGATGCCTGGTCGCGTTCGATGATGTAGTCCAGGACGAACTGGCACACCCACTGCGGCACGTCGACGGGCACCACCTGGTCGATCCAGCGATACTCGCGCTCGGTGGTCGACGGCGGCGCAACGCAGTAGCCGTCGCTCAGCACGTCGAACTTACCGCGCCTCGCTATCCGTACGGCAGGCATGTCGCCGCGTCGATACAGCCAGTGCTCGTGGCCGCTGCCGCCACCACTGGCGAAGTGCATCGTCAGCGGCAGGCCGCGACCGACGAACTCGGCGAACCACTCGATCGAGTCCGGCGCGACGTCGACCAGCCCCGACGGGCCGAGCGCGATACCGACGTTCGCCTTGGGGTGCAGCGTGAACCAGGTCGTTATGACCGCGGGATCAATGGTCGCGTCCGCGTGCGCGTTCGGGACCAGGTTGCCGATCGGATGCTTACCGGGCTTGCACGCCCCGTTGTATCCATGCGCTCGGCAGGCGCACTCGCCGTCCTCGATCCACCACAGCGGCAGGACGTAGAAGCCATCGTTAGCAAACTGGTGAGCGGCTCGACTTGTGCTGGACTGCACATTGCCGTCGCCGCGGGAAGTCGTACTATGCACTTGAGAGCACACCCAAAGTCCTTTCACAGAACGCCGTCCCAACTCACCCAAAGCCACGGACGGCGTTTCTGTTTGTAAAGATTCCGCGGTCTAGCTTACGTCTCCAGCCCCGCTGAAAGTAGCCACGATTTCAGGTTCATCTTTCGGTCGCCAGACCTTCACGTCACAGCCCGCGGCTGCGAGCCAGGAGTGCCACGCACGTTGCGACGGAGTTGGATACTTGCCCCTTCCCTTGAGCTCGCGATAGATGATCCGCCTGCCGCGGACGAAGACCCAATCGGGCCAGCCGTCGGAGTCGTAGTGATCGTCGCCCAGGCCGAGCGTGTGCACACCTGTGACGGAACCGTGACTGAAGCTGACGTGGAAGCCATGCCACCCGTAGAGATGCGCCGTCTTTACGACGAACCGCTCGAGTTCATCCTCGCCATCGCCGCGCAGGACGATCCGCGACGGTGGCTTCCGCCTAGCAGCGGCGCGATGTAACCGGCCAACGTCCATAGCCCAGGTTCCTCACTCCCCACGCCATCGCGTCGATACTGGCGTACGGGTCCGTTCTCGAAGCGCCCGCGGCGCCCTGCGGCGTCTCCGCCCACGTTGGGCGGTCAAACTGCGCCAGCCCGATGTACCGACCTCCAGCGCCTGACGCCGCGGCGTACCAGGTCGACTCGAGTCGAATCATGCAGTCCAACCGCCGCGCGAGCGAGGGGTAGGCTGCATACAAATACTCGCGTGGGGTGAGCTTGACCACGACCGGCTCTTCAACCTCGACGGTCTCGATCACGGTCTCGGGCTCAGCCGCGGGCGTCACGTCAATCGCCTGCGACACCAGCATCACCGCTGCCAGAAGTACTGCCATTCCTCGAGCGTACGTCGACCTCGAACTGGTTCAGGTCATGGTCGAAGACGACGTACCGATCGACCAGGCTGATGCGCCCGCGGGCAATGGCGAACTGGACCGCCTCGACGGCGGTCTCGGCGTTGCCGATCCAGCAGTCGCGGTCGTTATTGGGCAGGCGCACCACCCAGGTCTTCACCGATCGGCCAGGAGCCCCGCGATGAACGCCGGCAGCGTGTCGCGGTGCGAGCCGTGCTGGTCGGGACGGGTTTCCCAAAACGCGAAGTAAACCTCCTGGAGCTTGGGCGGCAGCAGATCGAACAGCGCCCTGGTCTCCGGCTGCATCCTTCCCAACGTGGTCATGATTTCCTTGTCAGTCAGCGTCATCGGCGGTCTCCTTGATCAGCCAGTCGCGCAGCCTGACCACGTCGTCATCGTCCAGGACCAGGCTGCGAATCTCGAAGTTCCGCAGCCCTTGCTGGTCGATGATCGGGAGGTCCGCGGTGATCATCAGACCGTCGTCGGTCCATATCCAGCGCGCTGGATGCTTCTGCGCTTCGTTGCGCCAGTACGCTTCGACGTCTGGATTAACCATGAATCTGTGATCCCTTCTTGAGCACCGCGTACACCGACACGTTGTTGTAGGCCGACCGCTGCACGCCCCAGGACGGGTCGATGAAGGCGTGGTCGCGGAACTGGTAGACCAGGTCGTAGTACGGAATCTTCCAGTCCAGTGCCTCTTCGATCAGCGCCTGCTCGTACTGGAACGTCTGGCCGTGGACGTGATTGGTCACCTTGACGATGACGCCCATCGAGCACACGCGCCACGCCTCGCGCACGCCGTCGATAATCAGGTCGTCCAGCGCCGCCTGGGTCGCGACCGTGCCGAACCTGCCGGTCATCACCGAGTCCTCGCCGCCGTCGGCGAGATGGGGCGGGTCGAAGGTGACCACGTCCCAGGTCGCGTCGTCGTACTTCAGGTCAGTGAAGTCCATCACGCCGTCGGGCGCCCTGGCCTCGTCCATATCGTGACCCGTTACCGGGATCGGGGCGCCCTCGCTCCAGAAGTTGCCGTTGCCGTACGTGACGTCCAACGCCATACGTGCCCCTGGAAAGCTCACCAGGACGATGCTCTTTACGATGGCCCCTGTAGACCAGTCTGGACCGCAACCGCGCAGCAGCGGCCTGTCAGGGGCCTCTGCGTCGACGCCAACGATGCGAACCGGACGCGGACCTCGACGCTGCTTCCGCAGCCACAGGATGGCGGCATCGGTCGACGTCCCTGGCGGCAAATCGGAAAGAACTTTCCGATTTGTGTAGAGCTCCATGAAGCGCCGCGCCATGCGGTCGCCGAGCTCGAAGTGTTGCTCGAGCCACGGCATCCATTCGCCGTGATCGAGCGTTGCCTTGTGTGCCTCGAGCGCCTCGCCCAGGTCGATCGAGAGCTCGAGCGTGCGTCGGAACGACAGCTTGAACTCTTCGACCAGCACCAGGACGCGCTGCTCGGTCGGGGAAAGAACGGCGAGGGATTGATCCCTCGCCTCGACAATTTCAGTTGAAGGGTTCGTCATCGGCACCACTCACGTCGACCTCATCGGGGTCGTCTTCGTTATCCATCGACGCGAGCTCCGCCTGGAGCCGCGCCCTGCGCTGCGCCGCGGTCTCGCGACCTGGCGCTGAAGGCGCTGCCGCAGCGGGAGGCGGCGTTGCCGCTGGCGCGACCGGGCTCGAGCCGTTCGTCTCCCGCATCAGCGGTCGGAGCCGAGCCGGCACCGGACGGAGCAGCGCGAAGCGCATCTTCTTGCCGCCGTTCTTCTTGTCGTCCTCGAGGCCGAACGAGGCCAGCGCCTTCTTGCCGACCAGCGCGCCGTCGAAGTTCTCGGCGATGCGCTCGCATTCCTCTTCGGAGAGCTCGTGGGCCAGGAACGCCGACGCCCACATCCTCGCCTTCGCCGGACCCTTGGCGCCCTTCGCGAGGCTCATGCTCGAGAACTCGACAAAGTCGTACGGCGCGTGGTCAATCTCGTTCAGGAACGCGATGCCCTGGTCGTCGTAGATGCGGCAGTGCCACATGATCGACGTGTACGGCTTGCCGTCGATGCTCGAGATGCCGTTGTACTCGTCCATCGACATGAGCTCGACAACGTGGTCTTCGCTGATATCGAAGCGGTCTTCGATCGCGACCGAGAAGTTGCCGCCTTCACTCGGTTTCTGCATTCGGATTGGCATTAGGTCGTCACCTTCACTTCGTCTTCGTCTGCGACTGCGTCGCCGTTGACCCACTCGGGGTCGGATTCAAGCCAGTAGATCAGTTGCGCGAGCATCGGTGCGAGCTCTGACAACTTCGCCGAAGCCTTGATGGCGTCGCGAGCGCCCATCAGGTACGCGGCACTCCAGACCTCCCTCACGTCCTCCGCCTTGGCGGGGTTATTCGTCTTCCACGCGAACCACGCGGACCGCGGATCGGGTCGGTTCACGCGACCGCCACGGCGTAGCCGCCCTCGTGCGTGGGCATCCGCTTCAGCAGCTTGAGCGTGTCGCGCGTGAAGGCGGTCGCGGGCTTGTAGCGATAGATGGCGACGGTCTCCCCGCCGCGGCGCAGCACCACGTACGTACGCCCCTTGTGGACCTCGACCGTCGACGCCGACCACACCGGCTCCGGCCCACCAGGACCGGAGCGGAGCCACGCGGCGTGTGCCCGACGGATCAGGTCGGTATTGCTTGGCATCCCCGAACTCTACACCAGCTATTCGCCACGCGCAACCCACCAAACTGCCTCTTGACAGGATTTTCGTGGTGGCTTACAGTGATCCATCATGCGATACGAACTGGACGGCGACCTGATGGTCAAGGCCGCGAAAGAGTGGGGTAAGACCCAGGGGTTCCGCGGGAACCAGGGTGGCTGGATCAGCGACGACAAGGGTCGCTCGATCTGCCAGGGCTGGTGGATGCTCTTCCGCACCAATCCGACCCCGATCCTCAACTGGCTCACCCGCGAGATAACCGCGTTCCGCACCCTGGACGAGATGGTGCTGAACACCGCGCCGAGCTATCGACCGACGATCCGCCCGCGGAACTGGCGCTACGTGCTCCTGGCCGACGCCTATGACTGGCGCATGACCCGCCGCGGCGACCCTCGCCGCGCCTACAGAGGTATCTAATGATTCCGAAAACCTGCGTCGCGCAGCTTTGCTCCAGGAAGGCGGTCGCGCTGGTGACCGACATGGAGCACGGCAACCTCGAGGGCTACGCGCCCGTCTGCATCAGCCACGTCATGACCGCGGTCAGCAACGGTCTCGCCCGCGGGCGCCGTGAGCGCCCCGGCTACCGCCGCCCGACCATGATCATCCCCCTCGACTCGGACGATATCAGTTCAAAAGTCGGGGCTTGACAGCCCCGACGTGGTGGGATACAGTAGTCCATCATGACACCTGACCAGCGCGCAGTGTTCAACGCCGCGTTCCGCATCGGGAACGCTCTAGGCCGCAAGTTCGAGGCTTCCGACCTCACGCCCGAGCTCCGCCAGGCAGCGCAGCTTTACGCCGCCACATACGAAGGCGACTTCGACTACATGCTCCAGATGCGCGACCAGGCCACGCTCGGCGGCTTCTGGTTCAACGACAACCAGTCCAAGGGCATCCTGAACTGCCTGATGGCCGACGCCCGACGGCGCCTCGCCGACCGCCCGAAGCCTGCCGCGCCGGCGTCGACGTTTACACCCGCGGCCCAATCGCACATTTACCTGAAGGAGCTCCCCGACGGTCGCTACCGCGTCACCCTTGCCGACGGCGACCACCTTGCCATCCGCGTGTCCCTCGCCGGCCAGGATTCGAAGCTGACAGGCTCGCGCATCGTCTCGACCCGCATCAACGGCGACGAGTGGATGGGCGTCGCGCACATCGCCTCGAGTGGCGACTTCCGCCTCTGGCGCTCGTGCGCTGGCGCGCTTCGCTCGCGAGTCCAAGCCGCGGTCGACGTCCTCGACCAGGCCAAGACCCAGGACGAGTGGCTGGTCGCGGGACTCGCCTTCGCCCAGGAAGGCTCGCAGTGCTTCATCTGCGGTCGCGACCTGGACACACCCGAGTCCCTGACCGCCGGCTACGGCCCCACCTGCGCCGACAAGCACGGCCTGCCGTGGGGCCGCAAGGCCATTCCGATGAGCGTGAGGCTCGCGCAAGCGGCCTCCGCCCCCGCTGCGGCGGCTCCGCAGATCGATCCCGAGACCGGCGTGCAGGAGAGCGCCGACGAACTGCTCGACCTGGTCGAAGCAACCAGGACCGCCCCTGTCAGCCTCGCTGAGGCAAAGGCCCGCGGCTACAGCCGCACCTACGAGGAGATTTTCGGTGACGACTAAGACCGCCAAGCGGCCCACGTTCTCGTGGGCCAACACCACCGCTGCCGACCAGGCCAAGGTACTGGACCTGATCGGCGGCGACGGCCACACCATCTGGAACCCCGTCGCGCTCAAGAACGACGGTTGCTCCGCCTACATCATCGATGCGTTCACCACGGTAGAGAAGAGCGACAACTCGTACAAGGGCTCGATCTTCTCGTCCGAGACCGGCGAGCGCCAGGAGTCGATGACGGGTCTGTACGGCCTGACCCTCATCCGCTCGCTCGCGCGCCACTACGGCGTGGAGAGCCACAAGTTTGGCCGTGGCTCGGAAGCCCGAGAGCTCACCGCTGGTATTCAGCGGCACCTGGAGGCGGGGGCGTAAGCCCCCTCTCCCCTTCGGAGGATTGGATGACCTCGTTTATCGAAGTTCCTCAAATCACTTACAGCGGTCAAGAAACGCTGCCCATTTACCTGAACGTCGCCGACGTCGTCAGCGTCGCCGCGGACTACGACGGCGGCACGGTCTTTACGGTGCGCGACCTGGGCAGCGAGGGCTGCGCCAAGTTCAAAAGCTACCTGCCGATCGGCATGTTCCTTGACCAGCTTGGCGAGCTTGCCCGCTTTCCGGGCGTGCGCTCCTGGACGGACGACACCAAGGTCGCGTTCCGCGAACCCGCTCAAGAACGAGCGCGCAAAGCGCGAGACGCGGAGCGCGCCTACGCGAAACAGGAGGGCTAAATGCCCTCCACGTCGCATCGCCGTTGCCAGTACCAGGGTGACGGCTGCATGGGCACCGCGCACGCCGGTCACGACCAGTGCGCGCACTGCTACTTCACCTACATCAAGCCGCAGATCGCGGCAGAAAGGCTAGACGTGAAACGCCGCCGCCAACTCAAACGGCAGCACGGCATCGGCGATGGCGACGCGCAACAGGAAGGCGGCACTCAGTATCACCTGGTCGGTGAAAAGAAAGGCCCGACCCCGCCGAGCCGCGCCATCCGCAACGCCATTTACGACATGGAGCTCGACAAACTGATCGCCGGCAAAACCGACGAGCAGGCGCTCGAGGCAGTCTCAAACGAGCTTTTGAAGGTCAACATGCAGGACGTGACGCCCCTGCCACTGCCCAAGCCGCTGAAGGCGGAGCCCGAACCCGAGCCACCAGCGTTGACGCGCCACGTCCACGCCGGCGGTCAGGATTCGCACCTAAGCCTCGCTCAGGTCAAAGAAGTGATCGACGCCTACCAGGACGGCATGACCGTGGTCAGCATCTGCGACGTCTGCAACATCGCCACGACCACGCTCTACGCCATCCTGCGCGAGCACGACGTGCCGCTGCGTAAGCACCAGTCCTGGCCGGCGCGGAGAACGCCAGCCGAACTCACCATCAAGCTGACAGGAGCAGCACCCATGCCTCAAAGCACACCCGCAGTATCGTCTCCCACGGTTGAGCCCGCCCCCACCAACGGGGTGGTTTCCGGGTTGACTGAATGGACAGTCACCTACACGGTCGTTCGCACCGAGACCGTGGTCGTCGCCGCCAAAGGCTTCGCCGAAGCCGCTGCCGCGGCACGCGCTGAAATCGCCACATTCACCGCGGGCATGGACGACGTCGAGGTTATCGCCGTCGCGAAGAAACGCTCATGAGCCGCATGGTCACGGTCCTGGTCCTGGCTCCTGGAAAGGAGCCCATCAGGACCGAGAAGATCGATGGCGACGACTATCACGAGCTCAATCGCCTGGTCGAAGGTAATCTCGGCACCTGCACGCTGCCGCTCGCGTGGCGGCAGCAGGACTGGTACGCCTTCTGTGACGACGAAGCAATGATCCGCGACGAGCCGCGTCCCGCGCTGAATCGGTGGGCCGAGCACCTGGGCCACGCCGTGCTGCGCGGTCCCATCGTCATCGTCAAGACCGACTACACCGGCGAAACTCGGAGCCTGCTCCGCAGCGACATTGCCGACCTCGAGATGCGCCTTGCGCAAGCGCCGACCGCCGAAGCGAAGGAGTCCGCGCGCTTCGAGGAAGCGTTCTGGAAGGAACACCCGAGCGGCTTCGCCATCATGGACATGGAGACGGGCAAGTGGGAGAGCTTGTAATCGTGGGGCTCATCTTGAGCCCCTATCTCTTCCTGCTCCTGGACGAGCTTCGCGACCGTTTGACCGACGACGGCTCGAGGAAGTACCGCCTCCGAGCACGGTCAACCAACCCGAACCTCAGCGAATGGGAGAAGCTACTGTGAGCCCGCATTCCCTGGCCGAAGCCTGGAACGTAGAGGCGTTCCAGCGCGGCGTGACGGAGGCCACGCCCGGCTACGACGACGCGCAGAACCTGTTCTACGCCGGCGCCGCGGCATTCCTGGCGATGGTCGCCGCCGCGGGACGTGACGGCTTCTACGACCTGGCGGTCATCACCCAGGCCGAGCTCAAGGAGTACCTCGATGGCCTCGCCCCCTGACGCGGTCTGGTTCGTCGCCTTCGCCGTGTGCCTGCTCCTGCTCGGCGCCTGGTTACAGCGCCCTCGCTAGAGTCGCGACAGGACTTCGTAGACCACGAGCAACACGAGTGCGATGCCGCCGATCAGCAGGAACAGGCTGGTGATCGTCGGCTCCCACTTGCCAGTCACCATGTGTCCGGCACGCTCCCTCGAGTAACCGACCGAGATGGTGAGCTCTAGCCTGAAGTTCGACGTTCTGGCCGGGTTCGGATCGAGTACTTCGTCTGGATCGACCGGCAGCATGTCCGCATCACAGCAGCGTTCGAGCGCCGCTTAGCCACCACACCAGCACGATCGCGGCCAGGATCAGCACGACCAGGAGCCAGAACATGGCGTGATTGATCAGCAGAGTCGAGCGATGGCGAGTGCTGCGACCAGCCCAAAGAGCGTCGCAGGCGTCATGGGTAAGACCCCAACGATGCCGATGACCGCCAGGATAAGGACGACGATGGCGATGATAAACCCCAATGAAAATGGCGCCAGACCCACGGTCACGCGACGACCTCCTACACCAGCCACACGCAACTGAAGCCCCCGAGACGGTCCCAATCGGCACGCCCGAGATTGTTCCAGACCGACTTATATCCAGGCGCCGAATTCGCTATCCAGATCGTGTCACCCTGCACGCCGCGCAACGCAGTCCAGTGGTACCAGGCCGCGCCGCTGATCATGCCCGTCGTCATGCTCGCCACCCTGTACGCATCATCGAAGCCAAGCCACGCCTGCTGCGAGGCTTGACCGTAGCGGTCCAGGACGTCCATCAGCGCCGAGCCGTCGGCGTTCATCAACCCATACGTCGCGTTGACGTTGTCGGGGTAGCCAATCTCGTACACGGTCGTCTCACGGTCGGCGTAGATATCGCCGCTCGACGCCAGTCCTACGGAACGCTTGACCCATTCCAGTGAGCAGGCTGAACAGGTCCAGGAATAGAGTTGACCGGGCATATCCGCCCAGGCATCCCATACGACCTGGTCGTCAGGAGGCTCAGGCGCCGTCAGAAAGGGGTCCGGAAGACCCGGTTATCCTCCTGGTAGTAGTAATAGACGCCCGTCGTCGCCATCGTCATCGACACTTTGTGGCCTTCGTCCAGGATTACATAGCGTTCGTCGGAGCGAATCTCGCCACCGTCGTCGGCGATGGCCTGCGCCACTCCAGGTCCGACGTTCCAGTCAGGCATGACTGTTACTCGCCGCAGCGAGCTCCGCCTTCGGCGCGTCGGTCGCCTCGAGAATGTCGTCACAGAACTCGAGGATGCGTCGATCGACCGTCGCCCACGGCATGTGCTCGACCTTGAGCTTCAAGTGCTGCCAGTCGGCATCCTCGAGCTCCAGGATTCCGTTCTCTGAACGGTCCAGCGCATCGAGCACGCGGATGCTCTGGCGCATCTCGCTAATCGTCGCGCCCGTCTGACGATCGAGCGGGTTCCGCAGCGCCGCCTCGACCAGGGTGCGGTAGTCCACCAGCGCGGCGTCGTACATCGGATCGCCGCGGTCCAGCCGCGGATCGGGCAACGAGCGCAGCAGGATGCGCTTCACGAGACCGGCTGACCGGCCATCGTGTTCCACGTCGCGGAGACCATGTTGTTGATGTCGGCATCGGTGGACGCTGAAGTGATGCCCTCGGCGCACAGCAAGGTGGTGAATGGCGCGCCGTAACTACCCGGCGCATTCGCCACCTTGTTCGCCAACGCCACGCGGTTGTTGTGGTTCGGCGTGCTTTCAGCCTCGCTGGCGATAGCCTGCGCCGCAGAGACCGCGGCCATCTGCACGCGCTGAATCAACTCCTGATCGGTCGATGCGGTGAACTCGTCTGCCAGGCTCATGCGGCCATCCTCATTTCCAGCGCCTTCAGGCGCGTATCAGTGTCGATCGCGAAGCGTTTGAGCGCCTCGAAGGTGACCGCCGACAGGTGGTCGTAATCCAGCGCCAGCACCTCGCCGACCTGGTCGCGGTCCACCACCTCCGGCAGCACCTCCAGCCAGTCTTCGGCGACGAAGCCGACCTTGCGCGTGCCGAGTGACAGGTCGGTGTAACTCACCGCGTGGACGCGGTCATCCAGCACCAGGCCGAGCGGGTCGCCGAGCGGGGCGAAGTCGGTCTTGAAGCGGCGCGCCGACGTGGGGTTGAACGCGACCGCGTACATCTGCGTCCCGACGCCGCCGTAGATGTTCTTGTTCGGATCGAGGCTCAGAATCTCGAAGAATGTGGTGTCCGCGGCGTTGGAGCGAATCCCGAAGCTCATGCGCCCGGTGCCGTAGCTCGCACCGTTCGTGAAGCTGGCGCAGATGCCGCTCAGAAACAGCCCCTGGCACCCGAAGTAGAGCGCCCCACCGTTGCCGCCGCCGCCGTAGGTGTCGTCAATGAACGCAAACCCCGCTGACAAGTTCAGCGACGTTGTCGATGTGTTGACGCGGTTCGCCCAAGTGTTCGCGCCGGCAATCGCCGAGCCCTTGACGTGAAGCTGCGCCGCCGGCTGAGTCATCGCGCCGATGCCGAGCCGCCCTTCGTTCGTCGGCTGGAGGACCATGCGGATCACCGAGCCGTTCGCAGTGTCGCGAAAGTACCACGGTGCGTTGAACGTATCGAACGCCATCATGCGCGAGCTATCGACCACGATGTGGGTGTTGCCGTCGATGAACTGCAACTGCTTGCCGGCGACGCTTATGTTCAGATTTCCGTTGGTGTACACATCACCGTTCGTGGCGATGTTGAACTGGTTCGTCCAGACAATCGAGCCTGCCCCGGTCGGCGCGGTCATGATGTGGAAACCGTCGGGCTGAAGCTGCGCGAGCAATGCCCCCGACCCGGTGGAGTAACGGTTCCAGCTAGCACCGTCGAAATAGCCGTTGACGGCCATGTTGGAACTCGCCAGCCCCGACAGGGTGAGCGCGCCGTCGCTCGATTCGACACTCAGGTTGGCGCCGTTGTTGAGCGGAGTGCGGATGTACTCCTTAGTGGAGTTGCCCATGTACAGAATGGTGCCGGTGGGGGGGCCGTTGATCAGTAGCGACTCAGTGATCGAGATTTGCTTGCTAACGCTGTTGCCGATGAACGCCCCGCTCGGCCCAACAAGCGGCCACGTCAACGCGCCGCTCGCGATTGGCAGCCCCTTGCCGCTCGAGTGATCGTGCTGATCGACCGCCTGCGCCAGCACCTGGACGTCTTCCTTCAGGAACAGGTCGGTACCCGCGGTCGCGTAGGGAAACTGAATGGCGCCGGTGTAGTTGGTGGAGTTCTGTCGGCTCATACCTCAATCTCCGTCGTAAAGTGCTGCATCGCGACGATATGGAGTGAGCCGCGCCACTCCCGTCCGACCTCATCGAACGCCTGGGCTATCTTCAGGTCGATGAACGACAAATCCTGCACGGTCTCGTCCGGCAGGGTGACCGTCAGCGCCGCGGGATTGTCGACCGCTTTCTCGATGTACTGCTGAATCTGACGTCGCCCGATCCGCAGCGGCACGCCGTCGCGTCGCACCAGGCCGTCAGCACACAGAATGTCAGCCTCGAACGACATGAGTCGCGGCGGGCGAAGGGCATGGCCTACAGCCACAGCAGACACCTGCGGCGACGTCGTGTTGGTGGTGTTGACCAGGTGGACGCGGAACAGGAACAGCACGCCCGAACCCATCGGCGTGACCGGCTGGAGCTCGTACGTCGAAGCGTCGAACCGATTCGGCAGCATCGTCCAACTCGTGTCTTTCGGATCGTCCTTGTACTCGACCTGAACGTAGTTCGACGTGTTGATCAGCGGCCCCGTCACGGCGACATTCCGTAGTGACTTGATGCTGGCGTGAAACCCACCGTGAAACGTCGGCAACTGAATGAAGGCGTCGCCCATGTGGAAGCGATAGCTCGAGCAATTGACCGGGTTCGGCGAGCAGGCGTTGATGACCCATCCGATCGTGCCATCCGAACAGCCCAGATACGTACGCGTGTGATTGGCTGGTGCACCGATCGCGCTCACGAACAACGTCTGTATGCCCCTGCCAGGCAGCGGCGCAATCACAGAGCCGTGCCAGGCGTCGATGTGGATGGCTTCCGACTCGGGCGTCTTCAGCCCCAGGCCCCACGCCCCGAACTTGCACAGATAACCCGTCTGAGTGTCGCGATTCAGGATGGCGGCGTAGGCAAACGCCGTCCCGACGCCGCAGAACGCAGTCACGCGACCGTTGACGGGACCGCTGTTGCCGACCAGCTTTTCGGGACCGACGTCGGTCCACGCCAGGTCGGGGTCGATGCGCGCCAGCGAGTAGCCGTAGCTGGTGTAGATCGAGTTCTCGAACTGGCCCCAAAACTTGCCGTTGTTGGCGTCGTCGGCGAGCTTCAGGAACGGAAACAGCGAGTGATCCTGGCCGCTCGCGTCAAGCGTGTACAACCCGTCGGTCTTGCCAATCAGCAGCGTGCCTGCCGCGGTCACCATCAACGACGTGATGACCGACGACGCGTCGCCGGCGCGGAAGATCGCGTTGGTGTAGTTGCCTTCGACGGTCGGATCGGCGTTCGTGTCGCACTTCCGCAGCCGATTCAGGTCGTCGGCCCACCAGAACTCGCGACCGATGACGGCGAACGCGACTGCGGTAAAGGTCGCCATCGGCGTGTACGTGGTGCCGTTGCTCGTGTACTGCGCCACGCCGCTCGAGAGCGCGAAGAACGCGCGCTGGACCTTGTCGAAGTTCGACTGGAAGACCGCCACGTCGAGAACGGCTACGCCCGAGCCGAAGTCCTTGACCAGCGTCCAAGCAGCATCGCTATCGCGACGCAGCACGTACCGCCCGTTGGCGCAGTACAGCGAGCCCAGGAGCTCGAAGAAGCGCGTAGCGCCTACGGCAGTATCGTGCGACGGCGGGGTGAACAGCGTGAGCTCTGGACCCTTGCACCACGGCCAGACACTGGCGTCGACGCCTTCGGCGTACAGGTAGCTGCGGTCCTGCTTGGCCTGGTCGTTCTGCTGCAAGCTGACGCCCATGCCGAAGGTCAACTCTTCGTACTCGGCGTTGCGCTCGGTCAGCGGCGACCAGCCCGAGTACGAGTAGTCAGTCGGCTGGATGTTGCTAATGTCCTGGACCTTGCTCGAGACAAGCTGCGACTGACCAGGTTTCGCCGCGCCGAGCAGGAAACCCTGCCTCCACGGTGGCGTGGCAGTTTTGTCTTCGATGACCAGGTGGTACGGGTACGGGCTGCGCCGCCCGCCAATGTAGCTCACGCGACCGCTCGCGGCCCGAAGAACCGCGCCTTGCGGAAGAGCAACTGCGGCGCAACCGCGGTGAAGTGCTGGTGCGTCTCGTCGTTAAACCAAACGGCAGCAGCAGCTTGATCCCGTATCAGCCGCTGGTTTGCTGCCACTTCCAGGATGTGCCCGAAGCGGCGCCAGCCGATCAGCAGTGCCGACGCCGTCGCCCACGTCCGCGTGATCGGCGCCTCGTCGTCCTCGAGCACCAGCCCTTGCTGGTCGCCGAACGTCCCGCCCGCGGCGCGGCAGTGGTCGTAGGCGCGCTTGTAACAGCGCAGCCATATCTGATCGCCTTCGGCGAACGTCCTGCCGTTCGTGTTGAAGATCATCGTCCCACCGTCGCGCTCGACCTGGCCGTACACGATCGCCGCGAACGGGTCGACCGTCCAGGGATCGATGCCTGACGACAGCACGCCCGCCTGACGGACGTGGTTGGGGTCTTGCAGCCAGGGGCAGACTTCGCGCAAGTCATGGCGGCTCACACCTTCGATCGCGGTGCACACCACGTCCACGACCAGCCAGCACTGCTTCAGCCCGTCGTTGATCAGCTTGTGCATCGTCGGCGCGTCCCACGGCCCGAGAATCTCGAAGAGCTCGCCGATGCCGCCGCCAGGACAGTCCACGCCGGTACCGTCCAGACACTCGTACGAGAAATGTTCCATGTCGGCGTACGTGTGCGCCTCGAGCGCCGAGTAGTACGTGCCGCCCGGCGGAGACAGCGGTGAGACCGTCCAAGGCAGATCGGGCGTGAGCGCGCCGTTTGGCGGGTCGTAGGACTGCACGACGCGGTGCTTGTCGGTCGGCTGACCGGCGTACGGGCGATACAGCGGTCGATCGACGTACAGGTCGTTTTGCGCGATGCCCGACTGGATCGGGTACACGTCGCAGTGCAGCACGCTGATCGTCGTTCCGCCGGTGGCGCGCACGGAGTAGCTCTCCGGTCCGACGTAGGGACCAGACTCGACCGCCAGGTTGCGTCGGTACTCAGCTAGGCTCGGCATGAAACGCAGGCCAGTCAGGTTTTTTCTGCGGCACAGCGTACGGCGCAGCCGTCTTGCTGCCCGACGGCGCCGGCGGCACGCTCGTCTTCGAGACCAGCAAGGCCGGCGGTCGACCTCCACCCACCCCAACCACGAGCCGCGGCGGTCCCGCAGGAGACGTCGGCGAGACAGGAGGCCAGATGCCCTTCCTGACCTCGAAGGAGACCTCGCCCCACGTTCGTACGGAGCCGCCGAAGCTGACGAAGACCCGCTCGAGCTTGCGGTAGCTCAGCGCCCCACTTGGCGCCAGCACACCGCTCAGCGTGCGGTGCAGCGCCCTGACGAACGCCAGCGTGCCCGTCGGATGCAGTGTGCCGCCGAGCGAACGGGTGTAAATCTTGCCGAGCAGGACGACGCCGCTGGACACCAGCGTGCCCGCATAGGAGCGCCTGAGAAGCCGCACAGCGGCCAGTGCGCCCGCGGGGGTTATGGAGCCTGCCCACGCGCGCAGAAGCTGCTGACGGGGCGCTACGGCCCCTGTAGGCGCTAGTGTGCCGACATAGCTCCGCGGCAGCGTACGGCGGGTTGCCAGCGAGCCCGTAGGGGCTACGCCGCCAAGCAGCTTCCGAGCAACCCCACGGAGCAACGCTCCCACCGGCGTCAGCACACCGACCAACGTCCTGGTCGTCTGCCTGGGCAGCGCCCCTGTCGGCGCCAAGGCGCCACCAACGGTCAGATACCGCGCCCTGCTGGTCGCGAGCGAGCCGCTCGAGGGCAGCGTCCTGGTGATCAGCAGCGTCGCCCCGCTCAGGACACCGTAGGTCGGCGCCGCCTCGAGCGTAGCGTACGTGTTGGTCCCGTTCGCCCAGGTGTTGTAAGTCCGATCGGTAGCGGTGACCGGCACTCATCTAGCCGCCCGACGTGACCGTCGCGATATACGTGGCGATGATCGAGTCGCCCGAGCTCAGTGCCAAACCAGCAAAGACCGAACGGTCCCACATCTGACCGCCAGGCACCGCGGCCTGCGAGAACAGACCGTGTTCGGTAATCGTCACCCCCGCGTCGACGGTGATCGTTGCCACCGACTGGTACTGGTTCGCCGCGGGCGCGCTTTGCGTTCCCGTCGGTCGCGTGTTGTCGGTCGAGTATTGCGTGGTGAGCTCCGTTACCAGCGCGGTCTGCGCCGCTGCTTCGGCAGTCGAGCCTGTTCCGATCGCGTGAAAATTGAAGGTCTCGAGCTCGAACGTGTTCCTGAAAGCGTTCACGACCGCTGCCACGCCCGCGTCAGTGACGACCTTGCGCGACACTTCACCCAGGTCGTAGATGCCGTTCGGCGTGACGTGCTTCAGGCTCAGGCTCGACTCGAGCCAGACCGCGCTCGAGAGCGCGTCCATCAACTCTTCGGCGAGCTCCACAGGTAAGTAGCCGTGCGCCAGATAGACCGCCCTGCCGAGCCTGGACCTGGCTATCTTGGCCGGCATCAGCCGCATGGCAACGCTCGAAGCGAAGGTCATCGGTGACGAGTTGAGTTGCAGCATCAGGGTTCCTCTATGGCCGCGGTCGCGATGACGCCGACGTGACCGCCGGCCTGGGCGCACACCAGGGTGACAATGTCGCCGAGTCGAACCGCCTGGTGATTCGGCAGCGTGCTGGTGAACTTGCCGGTCGCGCCCGCGGCGATGCTCGGCCTCGAGGCTGGATTGGTGTAGACCGACACGCCGTTATTGCGAACGTCGATGATCGTCGCCGTCGTACCCGTCGCGCCCTGCGAGAAGCACGCGACCGTCCGAATCTGCGCTGGCCTGGGCGCGACCATTGCCGCCAGCACGAGCTCGGCAGACGTGTTCAACGCAAAGCCGGTCAGGATGGCCTGCACGGCCTGCTCAGACATTCGACACCGTCACGCCGCGCTTCTTGATGACAACCGACTGCTGGCGCACCCCGTTCGCCACGGCACGGTCTCGAGCCAGCACCGCGCCCTCGATGGCGTGGTAGGCGCGTACGTAGTCAGCCTCCGCCTCGATCCCGACCAGGCGCATCGCCTCGTCTTTAGGCAGCGACAGGAAGCGTTCGCCGTCGACCACGCCGCGGTCGTCGGGCTCGTCCAGACAGGCGTCGCGCTGGACGTGCTGTACGGCCTTACCGAGCATGGCGACGACCGTCCTGACCTCGCGCTCGTTGCGACAGAAGCGCCGACCGCCGTCCTCCAGGACGATGCGATAGAAGCCTGGTCCGAACGTGCAGTCGGGACGATGCTCAGAGTTCATGCTCGCGTACCTGCGCCTCGATCGTGCGCGCCGCCGCAATCCAGGCGTTCTGCTCGGTTCCGCTCAGACCGTCCCACGGCTTGCTCATGTCGCCCAGTTGAATCATGTACGCGTCGTACGCCGCCTTGCCGAGCCGATCGTCCGCTGCTGCGCTGGTCATGCCCCTATGAAACCGCTGAAACTCGCGCCATAGCCAGCCCACTCACGGCGTGGTGAACGTCGCCAGGGTGGTCAACGTGGTGCCCTGCGCGTTGGTCGCCTGGACCTGGAAGTAGTACAGCGTCTTAGTCACGAGGCTGGTCAGGTTGATTGATTGCGTACCCGCCGCTGCCGCGCCCGCCGCGAGGTTTGAGCCCACCGCGGGCGTGGTGCCGTAGTTGATCCTGGCCGCGACCGTCGGCAGTGAGCTCAGCGTGAACTGAATGTTGCACGTCGTCGCGGTGATGTTGGTGATCGACACCGCGCTGATGCCCACGCCGCCCGTCGGCGGAATCGCACTGATGACTACCTGACCAGGTCGCGAGCCAGTCGCCGCGCCCTGGTAGCCCAGGCTCGCGTCGGTCGGAAACGACGACGGTTTGGTAACGCCCTCGTTGCCCGCCCAATCGGTCGGCGAGTGCGTCCACAGCCCCGCCGCGGCACCGACCTGTTTCTCGATATCGGTTGGCGTCATGGCGACTCCGGTGTTTCAGGCTCGGGTTCTGGCTGCGGTTCGGGCTCGGACGGGGGAACCGGCTCGGGATCAGGCTGCGGGGGTGTCGGCGGGTTGGGTTGTTCCAGATGCACTTGTGCCTGCTTTCTCCGCCCAATACGCGACCAGGTCGGGAATGTCCCGCTCGGCGCCGGCGGTGTAGCCCTTCGACTCGTAGTGTTCGACGTTGGCGAGCGGAGCAAGAAACTTGGTCCCGTCGGGCTTGCTCATCTCGACGTACGCCGTCGGACTGATTTGCTCGTCTGGACCGCTGGTCGCCTCCGCCGCGGTATTCGGCTTGAGCGCCAGCGTTTCCTCGTCCGACGCCGGTGCGGGGAAGGCAGCCAGCACTTCCTCGATCGTCGTCATGTCCAGGTGAATCGGCGCCGCGGTCGGCGACGGATCAACGATTGGGTGCTCGGATACGGTCATGCGGCACTCCCTCCCCGCTGGCGACGGCGCGACTGCTCGATCGGGTCATAACCGTGCTGCGCGTTCAGCTTGGCCTGGAGCCCTTCCATCGACTCGGTCTCGGCGGTTTCCACGCCCGACAGGAGGCGGGCGTCTTCTCGCGTCTCACGCGCGACCTCGCGCTTCGGTCGAATCACGCGAATGTCCTTGCCCGTCTCCGACTTGATCTGCGCCAGGTACTCGCGAATCTCTTCGACCGAGTAGTCGTCAAACGTGTCTTCCAGAGCCAGGTCGCGATATCGCTCGCCAGCCCGCCGAATGGCGTTGATCAGCGCCGCCTTCTCGCGCTGGACCTTGAGAATCTTCGGGTACTCGACCTGGGTGTACTGCTCGACCTCCGACGGCCCACCGTCCCGACCAGGCGTTTCGCGCATCTCGTGATAGCCCTTGTCGGCGTAATAGGCGCGGTTCTGCGGATCACCCTGAAGCTGCACGACCGTGCCGTCCGGCTTCAGGAACCAGCGCAGCGGGTAGTTGTAATTCTGCCCTTTGACCGGCTGGACCGCCTGCCCCGACGTCTGATCGAGCAGCTTGTCTACGAACTCGTTTCCAGTAACTGTTTCTGGCACTACGTGCCCCCTTAGCTCGCGCCGGCGAGCAGGATGCCGAAGTTGTCGCGCATCTCCTGGTGGCCGTAGATGACCTCGACCGCCAGCTTCCAGGCAAACATGTCAATGTCGTAGAAGATGTGCGTCTTCGGCGTGCGCTGCACGACCAGCGCCAGCGCGTCGCGGTGGAAGATGGCGTTGTTCGCCTGACCCGCTGACGGCTTGACCAGGTTGGTGGTCATCTTCAGCGTCAACCCGTACATATCGCCGAGCGTGCCCGACTTCACTGGCGTGTTGCCGGTGCCGATATACAACGCGTTGCTCCAGCGGTCGAGCGCCAGCTTGGCGACCTTTTCCGCCGGGGTCATGATGAAGAACCGATCGTCCTGCGGCACGTCGGCGTCGTCCAGGAGCTTGATCGCGGCCAGCACGTTCGCATCCGAGACGGCGGTGCCGAGCGTGCCGACGGTCTGGCTGAAGCCTGCGAAGTCGGTCGCCAGCTTGGTGTCAATGTCCTTGGCGATGGCGTAGCCGAGCTTGCGCTGGTACTCGTTCTGGACGTCCACGATCGCCTGGACCTTGACAATATCTTCGATTCCAACCGCCGCGTAAGACCAAATATTCAACGTAATTGTTGTCGCCGTCTCGGCGACAGTTTCGTACGTAATGGCGTTGTTTTCGCCCTTGGCTCGCGCAGCGAGATTCCCAATACTCGCCACCTTGACCGTCTTGCCAACGGAAGCGTCTGACTCGAAGCCGCGATTGACCGAATCGGCGATGACCAGGTTGCTTTCGGTCGCGCGCAGCACCTGCTTCGACCAGATATCTGGCGAGAACACGCCATCGGCGATGGTCTTGTCTACGAACTCGTTGCCGGTTGCGGCAATGCCTGAGCCGACCGCCATATGAACCCCTTTAGCGTGGTGTTAGCGGAATGCCTCTCGTGGACCGATGTTGCACTCCGGGTCTTGGATGCCCGTTCTCATCGAACAAGGCGTCGTACTCGCGGAGCGACATGGCATCGACCTGTTCGTCGGTCACCACCCGGACGCGAGCAGGGGTTCCACCCTCGCGCTCAGGGACCGGCTCGGAGCCGTTGACTTCGCTCAAGATCGACTTTCGCAGTGCGGACTCCCGCTCTTTGTAGCGGTGCTCGGATACGGAATCGATCAGATAGGACAGGTATTCTTGCAGACCCTCGTTCCAGGATTTGCCTTCGCCGAACTGTCTGCCGGCAACATCGCGCTGAACTGCCTCTGGCAAGTTCGACTGAACGCGACCAATGACCTCCATCATCGGCTGGTACGGGTCGGCCTGTGCGGCAGCGAGCCCTTGCTGCTGGTACTCGCGTTGCGTGAGCTCGCCGAGCGTGTACAGGTCGTTGTTCGCCGCCGCCTCGCGTTTGGCGCGCTCCGCGGCGTCGCGCTCTTCCTGACGCCGAAGGTCTCGCGCGCGGACGTCGGCTCGAGAGCCGATCAGACCGCTCAGCCGTTCGTCTTTCTCCAGGACGTCGGTCGGCAGGTTCTTGGCGAGCAGCGCGAACGCCTCTTCGGGCGACGCCGCTGCGTTCCACGTCGCGCGCCAGTCGTCACCCGAATCGGGTGAGGTTGAAGGCCCCTCGCCCTCACCCGATGGGGCTTCGCCGTCGACGGGAGGCGGCTCAGGAGGCGGTGCCGCAGCCCGTCCTCGACCCCGCCGCGGCGCTTCGGTAGGGGGAGGCGCCGCTGGCTGGTCGTCTACCAGGTCGGGATGGATGCCGCGGTCTGATTCAGCCACGCTTTAGCGACTACTCATTTCTTGCTGCGGTCGACGCCCTTGATCTTGCCAGCGTTGCGCGAAGCATAGAACACCTGCTTCGCCTTTTTGGCACCGTACTCCGCCTTCATGTTCCGCATGATCTTCTCGCCCTTTTTGGTGAGCGGCACGGTTACCTCCTGACACCACCGAACGTGGTCGGCGCGGTGAACTGCGGCAGCGTGTTGCGAATCTGCGTCAACGCGTCATTTGGATCAATCCCATACTTTTCCTGCATCGCCTGGAGCACGATGTTCTGCGTCGACGGCGCGGCACGTAGGAACGACGTCGAGTCCAGCTTGTTCGGCGTCGGCGTGCTGGCGATGAACTGGTCCGCGGTCGTCTGATTCGCGCCCGGGTTCTTGATATCGTCCACAAGCTGCTGCAAGTAGCCCACGCCGCCCTGCGTATTGCCGCCGACCGTGCCCACGCCACCAACAGTATTTGGTGCTGAAAACGCCGCCGTCGGCTGACCGGCCAGCAAGCGGCTCGCTTGGCCGATGACCTGAGCCTGCCTGAACGGGTTGGCCTGTAACTGCGACGCGGCCTGGATCGCGCCCATCTGCTGCGCGTACGCCTGCTGCTGCGCCGCCAGGGTAGTGAGGCTGCGCCCCTGCGCGTCGACCGGCACGCCGTTCGCGTCATACGCCACCGGCACGAAGCCGTAGAGTTGCGCGGCCTGCGCTTGCGCCTGCTGCGTCACCGTGTCACCCCACCGCCCCGTCAACCCCGCCGCGGCAAGTGCCTGGTTGAAGTACTGGTTCTGCGCCTGGAGGGTCTGCTGCCCCTGGTACGTGCCCAGGAAGTTTGCCGCCCTTGTGGCGGCTTCCAGCGTCGGCGCACCGTTGTACACGCCGGTCACGTTGGCCTGGTTCAGGCCGAAGGTGTTGTTGAACTGACGGATACCCTCGTTGAACTGATCGGTGTTGAACTGGAAGACCTTGTCCCACTCGCGGACCTGTTCGTTGAACGCCTTCAGGTCGCTCGAGTTCAGCGCCTGGACCGCTTGCTGAATGGCTTTGATGTACGGGTCGGCGCTGGTGTACTGCGTCGGCGTGCCGCCCGAGACGGTCGCGGTCGGCCCGACTTGCTGCGAGCTCGGCGTGTTGAACGTCGCGCCCTGCGTCGGCGTCTGCGTTCCGCCGCCCTGGCCGGTCTGACCGCTCGGCGTTTGATACGAGTAGCCACCGCCACTCGAGTTGCCCTCTACCCATCCGCCCGAAGCGCGGAAGTCGGCGCGGCCTGATTGAGTGTCAAGATCGTGGCCGTTGACGATGTTGGTCATGTGGGCACCGTGATCGTGATGTTCCTGTTCTGCGGCTGGACGGTCGGAATCGGCGTGATCGCCATTTGCGGCGTCTGGAATGTCGGCTGCGGCGTGCCGACCACCTGCTGCGGTGCGGGCACCGCCGCGGGCTGCGGCGTGGTGAACGACGGACCTGGCGCCGCGTTCCAGGGGGCGATGCCGCCGCTGTACGCCGTCGCCGCGCCGTAGTTCTGACCAGGCACCGCATTCAGCGGCGCGGCAAAGGTCCGGTTCGAGCCTTCGGCGATGCCGCTCTGCGCGAACGGGTTCGGGACGGCTTGCGTCTGGACCGGACCTGGCACGGTCTGCTGACCGCCGGTGCCCATGCCGTTGCCGCCCTTGAGCGCGTCGACCTCCTGCGGCGAGGGCTGGCCGTTGTGCGTCTGGCGGTACTTCTGGAACATCTGCGTCAGCGTCGCGTACGCCGCCGCAGCATCCTGCCCCTGCGCTCCCGTCGGGTCTGCCCTGCGAACCAGGTTCGCCGCGGCCTGAAAGACCTCTGGACCGCCCCCGAGCTCGGTCGCGAAACCCGCGGCGCCCGAGACCAGGTTGGCCGCGAAGTCGCTCGGTGGCGCGACCAGCAGACCATGCTTTGTTTGCCCCAGCAGGCCGAGCCCCTGGTTGACGAAGTTCTGCGCCGCCTGGACGCGCTGGTTCAGGATGTTGGCGCCCGCGGTCGCGCCCTGATTGATCGCCGAGACCGTCGTCGCCGCGGCGCTCGAGGCCGTCGCCATCGCGTCGTTGGCGCTCTTGATGATCGCCTGCGCCTCTTCGACCGAAATGTCCTGGTCGACCACTCGCCCCGATAGCTGGCTCGCCAGGTCTTGCAGCGCCTGCGACGCGGTGACGCGCGCCTCGTTCTTGACCCACTTCCAGCCCGTCGGCGAGCTCGGATCGGGCGCCGGGATCATCTTCGACGTGGCGTTGGTCGTTGGCGGGGTGACCTGCGGCGCCTGGTAGTTCGGGTTGTCGGTGCGCGCGACTTCCTTGCCCGTTACCGGGTCGGTGTAGACCAGGAACTTGGCCGTGGTGTTGGTGTTCAGCGTGGGCCGCGGCGTGGCCCCTGGCGGGTAGTGGTAGCTCTGCGTCCCGTCCGGGTTGTCGACCAGCACGAGCGTGTCGTCGCCCTGCTTGATCGTCTTCGGCAGACCTTCGTCGCCGACCTTGGTGAACGCCTTGGCGGGGTCTTTGGCGTTCGGGTCGAAGGTGTAGCGCGTGCCGTCGATGACGACCGCCTGAAGCGGCGAGTTCTTGTCGACGTTGACCGTGTTGACGACCTTGCCCTGGTCGTCAAAGACGAAAATCTTCTCGGGCGTGGAAACGATCTGCTTCTGCGTCGTTGGGTCGCGCGAGACAGCAAAGATTTCCTTCGAGCCTTCATCGATCTTGCCGATGACCCGCTTACCGTTCGGGTCGTTCGGGTCGATCAGGTCGGTGTACGTACCCGTTCGGCGCGTACCAGCCGCGGCCTGCGGCACGCTGGCGACGATCTTCTGCGCTTTGGGGTCGTAGTAGCCCAGGACTTGCGTGGTGTCGTTCGGGTTCTTGAACGGCACCCACGTCGACGGGTCGGAAACCGCGTCGTCCTTGGTCTGGAAAACCGTGCCCGTCGCCGGGTCGCGCACGAAGGCAGGCTTCGCCGTCGACCCCGCGGGTAACGGGTCGCCGTTGTCGTCCAGCTTGTCCAGGTTCGCCGACGCGCTCGGCGTCTTGGGTGGCGTCGGAACCGCCTTCTGCGGTCCCTGGACGACGTCGTAACCGACCCCGCCCTTCCAGGGGGCGTTGCCGACCTCCTTGATGATGATCGTGTCCGGCGTCGCCTGCGGGTCTTTGGGGTCGTAGATGGTGAGAATCGAGCCCTGCTGCTCGGTTATCTCCGGCGGCTGGCCTGCCAACCCCGCCTTGGGGTTGGGAATCTTGACCATGTTCGGCTGTTCGCCGGTGATCACCCACCCAGGTCGAAGCGCGGTGACCGCCTCTTGCTTGTTCTTGTAGGGCATCAGGCGGCTCCCAGGATGTACGGATCAGGTACTTCGCGCTGCTTCGCTCGGCCCTGAATATCAGCGTCGGACAACGTTCGCAGCCACAGGATATTCGTGTTCTGACCAGCGTTCGAGACCGCGCGCCGCAGCATGGCATTACGGTCGGTGCGCGTCGCCTGCTGCCAGATCGGAAGCGCCATCGTCTGCGCGACCTGGTCGCGGATAGCTGCGCCTCGAGCCTGCTGAAGCTGAGCTCGCTCGTCTTCGGTCAGGTCGATCGACCAACCGCGCCCGACGTTGACCGCTCGAGGCTGCGCTGGAATGCCCACACCCGCCTCGCGCAGCGCCGCCAACGTCGGCTCGTCGCGCTCGATGTCATACCGACCAGGCACGACATAGCGCCCCAGGCCGGTCGCGCCCTGCGTGCGTTCCTCACCCATCGGCGTCAGGCTTGGCGGCACGTTCCCCGACAGGCCGGGGTAGTTGGCCTCCATCGCGTCGATGAGACCGCGGATGCCCTCTCGAGGATTACGCGTTGCTACACCCGTCGCACGCTGCATCTCCCGACCGAGCGCCGAATACGGGCCGTAGCTCGCTGCCAGTGATTCCCAAAACTTGCCACCGCGGGCGTTGGGGTCTTGCAGCATGTCTACGAAATCGCTCATGCCTTGCAGGAACGTGTTGTCGAGGATGTACTTGCCAATACCCGAAGCGGCCATGCCGAACTCTTCGGGGTCCATGATGCTCTTGCCGCGGTGGACAGGGTCAGTGATGATCGCCGCCATCGCCAGCGGAAAGCCGATCAACGCCATGTTCTGGAGCGGAACGTAGTACGTGTTCTTGGACACCGGGTCTTCAATGCGGAACGACCACGGTCGCCAGCCCTGCGGATACGTCGAGTTGACGTTAGGGTCTTCCGAGTACGCGCCTGTCAGCATCCCCTGCATCCCCAGGTAGATGCCTGCGCCGAGAATGCCGGTGCCGACGATCGCTCGTGCGGCACGCTCTTCTGCAAGTAGGACTTGCCGACCGCGGGCGTACCGCTCAGCCCTGGTCCCGACCGGCATCTCTCGCGTTCCGCGTGCGGCCTCATACGTGCCCATGAAGCCGAGCGGCGTCAAACCAGCGCCCTGCGCGGTGATGTTGGCCGGCGTCTCCATGAACGGCAGTATCTGGCTGCGCGCGAACGTGCCCGCCTCCGACGTCGCCAGGTTGCGACCAGGCATGGTGCGCGGCAGCGGCAGGTTGCGTTTTTCCTGGAAGACCATGTGCGCCGCGGCGTCTTCGGCCTCTTTCGCCAGGTCGGGGTATTCCTCGAGGTTCTTGAGGATGGTTGCCACTCGCCCATCCCTGGCCGCGCCGGTAAAGCCTTCCTTGATCGCCTCCCTGGTCGCCACACGCTGCGCGTGCATGGCGTACGCGGCGCCGCGGAACAGCACGTCTTCCGCTTTCAGCGCCCGCAGCGGCATTTCCATCGTGGCATCC